CATTGTACTTCACCAACGTCAATTTCCTAATCGGGACGAAAGTTCTGATCCAATTAATGTTGAGTGTACTTATCTTGATTTTGAGCAAAATGTTTGCATTACAATTAATGGTGATGATGATTTCCTTGGTGTTACTGATGCTGTGCTCCCGTGGTTCAACGCCCGTAGCATTGCCTCTGTTTTTGCTGAACTTGGCATTAAGGTCACTACAGATAATTGGGAGGCTGGTCCTCCTGAAACAGTATCGTTTCTCTCTCATAATTTTGAATATCATCGTGGAATGGAGATGTATCTCCCTTCCCCTGATACTGAGAAAATCCTGTCTTCATTGTATCTTGGTAGTGACATTGATGATCCTCGTTGGCATCTCATGCGTGCTCAAGCATTGCGAATCGAGTCTTGGGGAAACAAACAAGTCCGGGCTATCATTGCCGACTATATTGATTTCCTCAATGTACAATACGCTGACAAAATGTTCGGAGAGGTTAATGGGCTGACCATGGCTCAAATCCGCTCTGGCTACAAATCTGACCGATGGATAGAAATTCTTTATTCAGGACGTGAAGCTGGTGGAATATCCCTAAGTGCCTGCAACCAGTTAAAAGTTCTTTCTTTGGATTTCTCCCACCCCCTTCTCTCTTCCCTTCTTTCATTTACATTTCCTATCTGTGCTTAATTCTTGTTACTCTCTCCAAGTAACACAAAAACAAACAAAAAAGTTTTATTTTATTTTATTCTCATGGGTGATCTTGGTTTTGACTTGCCTGGCCAAGGCACACATGCTAACCCGTTCACTGACATTGCCTCCATAGTCAAAGGAATCGTCGGCTACATCGACTCGAAAACAAAAGATCGAGAAGATGTTCCTGGCCCTGATTTTGACCTTGCTACTGGCGATCGTCGTGGTCCTCGTCATCCTGTGCAGCTTCCCTCTAATCCTAAAAGAGGAGGCGACTTTATACCAATTATTCCAAATGACTCTAAAGATGATGAAAACAATACTTCTTCTACTTCTAATCTCTTTCCTTCCAATGACCGCGTCCCTGACGCTCCCCTAGTGGGCGTTGAATCGAACCCGGGCCCTAAACACGCCGCAGAGCTCTTCAACCTGTTAACGAAAGGTAAGAAAAAGAAGAAGACAAAAAAGAAGTCTGTTAAAATTGTCGAAAAAGTCGTCAAGAGAAAGGTTAAAGGTCAAAAGAGAAGAAGAAATACCCTATCGAACCCCCAGAATTCGTGGATTTCTAATGCTCCTGGTGTTCTCAATACTAAAGTCGATCAAATGAAAGTGTTTGAAGGATCTGAGATGGTTTCCGATATGATTAGTGGCCCAGCTACTAACTTCGGAAATTTCAAAATGTTGTTCTCTCAACTCATCTCCCCTACTAACACCGCTATTTGTCCTCAACTTGCTATTGAAGCCAAGCAATGGGAATTCTACCTTTTTGATTGGTGGGCGTTTGAATTTGACCCAAATGTTGCTCCGACCTCTTCAGGGATGTTGTATATGGCATATGACCTTGACGTTACTGACCCGGCACCCGCAAGAGCTACTGAGATGTCTGCAAAGAAACCTTTGTATGCAGCTCAGCGAGTGATCATGCCCATGTCGCTTCGATGTCCTGGCTCAATGTGCCGAATTGTTAAACCAAACAAGTATGCAATTAATCCTATTCCTGGTCCCAACTCAACCGTTGATTCCACCTCCCACTGTGCTAAGTACTATCTCGGCACTTCTGGTCTCCCCTCTGGTACTCTTCCCCTCGGTTCTCTTACATTCAAGTATCGAATTAAATTCTTTCAGCGTTCTGAGCTTCCCACTGATGTTGACGCAGCTGTTGAAACGTGGTCTGCTTCCCCTCCCGTTTTTGGCTCTGCCGTTTCCATCTTTGGCAACACTCGTACCATCAAAGCTAGTAGTAGTACTATTGGCATTGGTTGGACGGATGTTACTCAAACAACTGCAGCGAATCGAATTTGTGTTTCCCGTGCTGGCACCTATCTTATCGAAGGTTTTTACTTTGGTACGAATATGGTCTTGCCAATTGTCACCTCTGTTTTATCTACTAATTGGGCCGTTGTTACTAACGTGTCTGGTGGTGGTTATATTACTTTTGGTGACCTTGCGTCTGGTTCTGCCACCACTGCTGTTTTGCGCGTTGTTCTTGCTCCTGTTGCTGGTCAAACTATAAGTTTTGACACTAATGCAACTATGGACATCGTTCTCGCAAATCCCGGTGCTGGTTCTTATTCCTCTTGCCAGTGGCTTGTTACTCCAGTTCGTGAAGGCTTGTCTGCAATTAAACCTTGGGCTCCTATCTCATTTGACCCCCTCCCCTCTCTTGATGAGGAACTTGACAATTTGGATTTAGAAGAGCATGATTATGTTGAACAGAAAACAACACCTCTTGTGTATGTTAGTAATTCAAACACTCCTCAAGCTCGCTTCTTTCCAACTTCTCTTCCTCCTCGTCGCCTCCGAGTCCTTCCCTAAACACCCCTCTGAGAAAATTATTTGTTATTTCCTTTCTTTGTTTATTTGTTTCCCATTTTGTGGTTTTGCGTCTGTAAAGAGCACGGTTTTCGCTTGCAAAGGCCTTAATCCCATACTCTAATTATCGATGTCAGCTCGCTTTTCTTTTTCTTTGGCTTGTTG